ATCCATTTTGCCGGAAGCCTTTAGCCAGCAATTAAGCGTTATTTCGCGTTCTTGGTATCGCTTTTCGGTAAGGTCTATAACTTTCCCGTGATAGTCCGACCAATCAACGGAAGCCGGGGTTTTCAGTTTGGGAAGGTCAAGAACGCCCGTAGAACTTTCTACGCGTATTCCGAAATCGCGGAAGTTCTTACCATCCAAATAATATTCAAGCTGTGCAACGGAGTTAAGTTCTTCGCCTATTTCCGCGTCGCTCAATACGACGTTATACACCTTCACGCTGTCTAAATCGGCGTAACCGTAACCTATGCCGTAAATGTCTTGTATTAACGCTATCCCGGTAAGCGTGGAAGGCAGTACAATCGTTTCTATTAACTGCGTGTCTAAATAAACCAAAACTCTGTTACCGGACTTCTTTATAGCGAAGAAGCCCCAGCTATCCGGTTCTACGTCTATCCAAAAGGCGCGGTAGCCTTCCACTTGGTCGGTATTGCAGAACAACCCTATTCTTTTGCCCGTATAGCCGTCCGGGTATTTATTGGCTTTTACCCATGCCAATATGGTAAAACTGCCGGATAGGGGTACAACGTTATAGTTTACGTCTGCATATCCTTCGCCGTCAAAATTTATGCAGTTTCCCTGCTTACCTGCTACAAAACTGCAATCTACTACGGTTGCGTCGTGGCGGTTCTGCGCAAAGTCGTATGCAACGGTAGAACCGTTCGCTTCGTCGAAAGGTAAGTCTAAAATTAAATTCTGTTCTAATGCCATAACTGCTAACGTTTATCAATTACTTTTATATTCGCGTTGCCGGAAGCCCGGTTAATGCACTCCCCGCCGTGTTGGAAGACAGTAACCTTTGCCGTCCCGCTTGCTGTTATCTCCACTTTTGTCCGGCTGGTTATGTCAATGCAGACAAAGGCGTTATCTTCAACCTCTACAACCAGCTTTGTATCATCCCGCGCCCATACTTGCGCCGCGCAGAACCCCGAAAACCGGGCTTTGCCTTCCGATGTCCCGAAAGCTACAATACGGCGCATGTCTGCAACGCTGAAAGGTTCGTCGATGAACACGCCGTAATGTTCATGCAAGCCTCTGAACTCCGCACGCAGTTCCGCGCTGGGGAAATCGTTGTCAAAAACAAAATCAAGCCCTTTCACAAAAAGCGTCAGAAGCCTTTCTTTTGATGTCGCCCGAAGAATGAAGCTATACCATTCCGAGCAAATGCCCTTAGCCTGCGCTTCGGCGGCTAAAGCCCTTTTCAATTCTTCAAAACTCATATTCCGTTGTTAATCGGTTATGCCCTGCGAACGTAAATCATCCGTAGGGGTGTTGGTAATCTTGTTTATTATGGTAAGCAGCCGCCCGCTTATCACGCCTAACGTGGTGTCCATGTTCGCAAGGTGCGTAAGCTGTTGCCGCAAAAGTTGGAGCGATGTTACTTGGTTTACCCGTACCGCGTTCGTTTGCCCAGCCAAAAGGTCTATACTTTCTTGGCTTGCGCCCTTTATTGCACCGCTTAACGTGCTGGGGTCGTCTTCGTCCAACTGTTCAAATAGGTCTTTGTACATATCCATAGCAGCGGCAAAGTTCGCCCCGGCTGCTTGTATGGCTTGTTTGAAACGCGCCTGTTCCGTTTCCGTCAATCCGTTAAAAGAACCGTTTCCTTCTTCATCAAACCCCATGTCTTTTTGAAGCTGCTTTATAGCCTTCTGTAAGGGTTGTTCTAAGAACTGTAATTTTAAGGCGTTTACAACGGCGTTTTTTATCACGTCGTTTGCTACTTCTCCGAAAGCCTTAGCCGCATTTTCCCCACCTTCAAAGGCTTCTACCAGCGCGTTTGCCAATTCGTCCGCCAATTCCGTAGCCGAAGTTTGCGTAATGCTCTCGGTAATCTCTTTTATTAGGTCTTCTATCTGCCTTCCGGCTTCGGCGTATTGCTCCCTAAATTCGTCCACTCTGCCCCAATCGGTTTTCTTCTTGCTGATTTCATCGTTTATCATGCCTTGTATCTCGTTCTGCTGGGCGCGCAGGTTCTGTATCATGGCATTTTGGTTCTGATAAACGGTTTCGCCCAAAGCACTATCTACGGCGTGTTCCAATGCGTTATAGGCATAGCCTAATTTGGTAACGGCTTCTTGGTGTTTCTTTATGGACTTCTCGGCTTTCCGGTCGCGGGTGTTGAATAGGTCGAAGGCGGAAGAAAGGAAGCCTACCGCACCGGAAACCATTTGTACCGGGTTCATGCTTGCGTAACCTGCGGCGAACTGTCCTGCACCTTCAAGCATTCCGCCGATGTCCCCTAAAATAGCGTCCGTTTCTTCGTCCATTGAAACACCCATTTTCTTTATTCCGCTTATAACGCTGTCAAATGCCCCGGAAACAAGGTCTATGCTGCTTCCTATGCTTTTAAAGGATTCCTTAAAAGCTGCTGAAACGCTTTTCGTCGTGCCTTCTTCCTTTGACAATGCGGCGTTAAGCACGGCTAACTGTTCTTCGCCTTCTACGGTCAGCTTTATTGTAGCTTTCTGTTTGTTGAGTTCGGCTATCTTCCGGCGCAGGTAATCAACATAGGAAGAACCTTCGCTAAGAAGTTCCGCGAACGCTTCTTTTGCCGCGCCTGCTAATATTTCGTCGCCGCTGTTTATGGTGTCCGTATAGGCTTGGTACTGCTTTTTCCTTTCTTCCAAACTCTTAACAAACGGGTCGTCACTTTCTAATAGTTTGTCGGCTTTCATGGCGGCACGCAATTCCGCTAAGCTGTCCTTCAAAGCGAGGAAGGGGTTACGTTCGTGTAATTCGTCCTTCGCTTTCTCCAACTGGTCGTTAATGGCTTTCAAGTCTGCCGGGTTGAACTGTGCGGAAAGTGATACCTTCTTGCTGTTTATGTCTGTAATCAGCTTGTTTATCGTGTTGGTCGTAAGTGTGCTTAGGTCGCTGAAAAGCTGGTTCCAGCTATCGGAAGCCATAAGGCGGGAAGCTGCAAGTTTGCTTAACTCGGCTTGTTCCTTCGCGTTTATTTGCGCTATCATCGCTATATTGCCCTGTTTTTCGGCTTCAACACGTTGCGCCGCGTACGTCTTCATTATTTCGGTCTGTTGCTGCTGGTACGTCTTGTATTGCTGCAAAAGCTGGTCGTATTGCTCGTTTCCGGTCAGCTTTGAATACTCCGCCCGTTTCTTTTCCAATGCGGCTAAAGCGGCTTCGGCTACTTGTTTGTCCTTGCTGGTAGTGGCTTTGGCTAACTTATCCGTAATCGCTTGTTTCTTCCATGCGTAGCTTTCTTCAAAATCCAGTTTATCGGACAAATACCCGGCGTATTCCCTTAGCAACTGTTTGGTTTCTTCCTTAGCTTGTTTTACGGTGTCTTTTTTGGCGTCGTCTATAATATCCTTCTTGGCGTTATCCACGTCGGAATTATCGCCGCTAAGTTCCTTCCTTCGTTGTTCCAGCAGGTCTAAACGTGCGCCTATTGTTTGACATGCCGCTAATTCTTCTTGCAGCTTTTTGTCAAAGTCCGAAATAACCGCTTCCTTCGTGGTCTTGGCTATTTCGTTGTTAAGCGTGCTAAGGTTCTTTAGGTCGGTTGTTGTCTTGGTTGCTTTCGCCTGAATATCCGCGCGTTTCTTTTCCAGATAATCGAGGTAGCTTGTACCTTCCTTCAACAATGTGGCAAACTCGGTGTTTGCTGCCTTTCTCAACGTTTCGTCTTTGCTTGTGACCCATTTTAAATAATCCGCATACTTTTCTTTTCGCTTCGTCAGCATTTCTAAATACGGGTCTTTTTCTTTCTTACTCGTAAGGCTTATCCGGTTTACTTCCTTCTGCTGTGCTTCTATCTGTTTTTTCAAGCTGGCACGTTCTTTGTCAGAACCAGCCTTCTTGTATAGTTCCTGCAACCGTGCCAACTCCTTTTCGGCTGCTTCCACGCT